AATAACTCAGCTTAATCGAGCTGTCGAAAATAACCTCCTAGCACAGGTTGAATTCTATACGAGAATGCTTTACAGCCAGTTGGGAATTACCGAAGGTGTAATGGATGGCACCGCCGACGAGGAGACAATGCTGAATTATTATAGCCGAACGGTCGAGCCGATTATTGCGGCGATCGTCGACGAAATGAAACGTAAGTTTTTAACAAAGACAGCTAGAACGCAGGGACAGTCAATTCAATTCTTAAGAGATCCATTCAAGTTGGTTCCGACGAGCAAGATTCCAGACATAGCAGATAAACTGACGAGAAATGAAATCTTGTCTCCGAATGAAATCCGTCAGATCATCGGATACAAGCCATCCAAAGATCCTAACGCGGATGAATTGCGGAATCGTAACATTAGTCAGTCTACAAACAAGGCTGGCGGAGAACAAGTGGTTGAAGAGACTGTGGTAAACGAAGGAGAAAATCAAAATGGCTAAAAAGTATGACTTTGGCGGATACGCAACCCGGAATAATTTGGTTTGCACTGACGGGCTGATTATCCGTAAAGACGCATTTAAGGATGCTAATGGCCAGAGAGTGCCCCTCGTTTGGAATCACATGCACGACGATCCGGAGAACGTTCTTGGTCATGCTGATTTGGAGAATCGAGAAGATGGCGTGTATGCGCTGTGTTCGTTTAACGATTCCCCTAAAGCTCAAGACGCTAAGGAATCTGTTCTTCACGGTGATATTTCCGCTCTGTCCATTTACGCCAATCATGTAAAGAAAGACGGATATAACGTGATGCATGGGGCCATTCGAGAAGTTAGTCTGGTCCTCGCGGGAGCAAATCCCGGAGCATTTATCGACACGGTCATCCAGCATTCGGATGATAGTGAAGCCGAAGCGATCATGTATCTTGGCGATAATATCGAAGTTTATCACTCCGACGATGAAAAGGCCGAGGAAGTTGCCGAAGATCCTGATGAGCAGGTAAAGGCTGAAGAAGCAGCTGAGGTTTCTCATGCCGACGATGAAAAAGAAGAAACGGTTCAGGATGTCATCGATTCCATGACCGAAAAACAGCAAAAAGTAGTGCTCGCGCTTATAGACGCGGCGATGAAAGTAAATGAAGATTCCAAGGAGGAAGATAAAGAAATGAAGCACAACGTTTTTGATGATGCAACCAAAGAGAACCAGGAAGTTCAGGACACCATCATTTCCCATTCGGATATGCAGAAGGCTCTTGAAGACATGCAGCAGTATGGCAGTCTGAAGCGTTCCTGCAACGCCCATGACATCGGCGATATTTGCATTGCGCATTCCATGCAATTGGATAACGCTGAAACTCGTTACGGCATTATGCCGAAGGCCTCGGATCCCACAAACACCTATGGTATCGATGCCTTGTTCCCCGACGCTCGTAATTACACGAACGTCCCGCAGTGGATCTCTCGTAATACTGAGTGGGTTGCGCGTTTCATGAACCAGGTTAGCCGTAGCCCGTTCTCCCGTGTCAAGACGATGTTCGCTGACATCACGGAAGAAGAAGCTCGTGCAAAGGGTTATCTCAAGGGCAACTATAAGAAGTCTGAAGTGTTCTCGCTCTTGAAGCGTAGCACCAGTCCGACGACCGTTTACAAGAAGCAGAAGTTTGATCGTAATGATCTGATCGACATCACGAGCTTTGATGTCGTTGCTTGGATCAAGGGTGAAATGCGCGTCATGCTTAATGAGGAAATCGCTCGTGCGGCGTTGATCGGTGACGGTCGTACTCCTGGTACTGATGACAAGATCGACGAAACTTGCATCCGCCCGATCTATACCGATGCTAATCTGTTCTCGGTTAAGGTTCTGGTTGACTATGATGCAGACGCGAATAAGATGGCTAAGAACACGATTCGTGCAGCGGTTAAGGCTCGCAAGAATTACAAGGGTTCCGGCAATCCGACGTTCTTCACGACCGAAGACGTTCTCACGGACATGCTGCTCCTCGAGGACCTCAATGGCCACGTGATCTATGATACCAAGGAGAAGCTCTGCAATGCGTTGCGTGTTTCGGACATCGTGACGGTTGAGGTTATGGAGGGTGTCTCACGTGAAGTTAGCGGTGAGATTCACAAACTGATCGGTATCATCGTGAACCCGAAGGATTATAACTTCGGTGCAGATAAGGGCGGCGAGATTTCGATGTTCGACGATTTCGATATTGACTACAATCAGCAGAAGTACCTTATTGAAACCCGT